AAAATTGCAAACTCAGTAACGAGTGGAACAAACTTTGCGGTGGACTACAACACAGGCTCAAGCGATGGAACTGCTTTTGTAATGGACAATCCTAATCAGGAATTCAATATGAGAGTTGGTGGATCAGCTTGGCAACAAAATGATGTTGGGTTAAACTATAACACAGGTGATAATGGCGCGACAGGAATTAGTGGCATGTCTGATGAAAGATTAAGAATCTCATCAGTTGCTACAACTTCTATGTTTACTCTTGTAAGAGGTGCTAATATCCCGGGTCAAAACGATTATGCAAGCGACGGCAGTGATGTTGTTGTTATGATCGCTAAAGGCTCGCACTTGTACAACTAATAGCGAATAAGGAGAAAATAAACTATGGCTATATCAAGAGCACAACTCGTAAAAGAGTTAGAACCTGGTTTGAATGCTTTATTCGGACTAGAGTACAGACAATATGCAAACGAAGCTGCAGAAATTTTCGATACAGAAACTTCAGACAGAGCTTTCGAAGAGGAAGTAATGTTATCTGGATTCGGAAATGCTTCTGTTAAACCTGAAGGTCAAGGCGTATCATACGATGATGCACAAGAAACTTTCACAGCTCGTTACACAAACGAAACAATTGCTTTAGCATTTGCGATCACTGAAGAAGCGATCGAAGATAACTTGTATGACAGACTTGCGTCTAGATATACAAAAGCTTTAGCAAGATCAATGGCAAGCACTAAGCAAATTAAAGGCGCTGCAGTATTGAACAATGGATTTGACAATACATACGCAGGCGGCGATGGAGTTGCTTTATTAAGTGATGCTCACCCTACTCTTTCTGGAACTTTCAGAAATGAGCTAGCTACAGCAGCTGACTTAAACGAAACTTCATTAGAGCAGTCTTTAATCGACATTGCGGCTTTCACTGATGAAAGAGGCCTAAAAATTGCAGCTAGAGGAATGAAAATGATTATTCCTTCTGCGCTTCAATTTACTGCTGACAGACTTATGAAGTCTGAAGGTAGAACAGGTACTGCTGATAACGATATCAACGCTATCAAGAACATGGGAATGGTTCCAGAAGGTTATACTGTAAACCATTACTTAACTGATCCTGATGCGTTCTTTATCAAAACAGACGTGCCTAATGGTCTAAAACATTTCAACAGATCACCTATCAAAACTACTATGGAAGGTGACTTTGATACTGGCAACGTAAGATACAAAGCTAGAGAGAGATACGTATTCGGATTCTCAGACCCTAGAGGTGTATTTGGTTCACCAGGAACTGCATAATAAATAATTAATTTAGGGGCCGATCACAATTCGGCCCCTTTTTTTAAATAAGGTGAGAGAATGAAAAACTTCCTAATTAATATATATGCTTATAAACATCATGCTAAATTTAGTATTTCGGCAGAAGACAACGCTGAAAGTGTTGAAAAAGCTATACTTGACAAACTGGGAGAAAAAGGTGTAAAATGGGATTATCTTGGAGAAATGAACGATCCTAAGATAAATCGAATAACTTATGAGGAGGTTATTGATGATACAAGACCTTTACAAACAGAAAAGGTCCTTGGAGTTGAAGTGGGAACAGGAGTGGCTATCTAATGGTAGATATACTCTTGACATGGTCAGAATTGATGACAAAGTTAAACAAGTCATTACTGACATTAAGCTTGAAGAAGCTAAAATTGCCCACAGACAGAATAGCGTTGAAGGCGCTGCTCCACAAGTTTCTGTAGCTACTTAATAAAAAGCTACATCGTTGGAAATTCACTCCGCACTATAAGCTCTCTTGCACTCTACTAAAAACTATTGTATATTTATCACACTATACATTAAACTAACATGAATGCTGACGCGTATAGTCGACAAACCTAGAGGACAGTATTCATATATTCTAGGAGGAATATAACATGGCAAACACTACATTCTCAGGACCAGTTCGATCTGAAAACGGTTTTGATATAGTAAACTTTAATACATCAACAGGTAAACAAATTACTGATATTGGTTTAGAAGTTTTTGAACAATCTGTTACAGTTGCAAATGGTGCAACTACAGGAACTTCAACTGCTACAATGCCAACTAACTTTATTGTGCTTTCAGCAGTCGTAGTTGTAACTACAGCTGCAACAAATGGAGTTTATTTAACAGACGTAGGAACAGCAGCTGACCCTGATGCATATTTAGATGGTATGGGTACAGTTATTGCTATTAACTCTGCAGGATTCAAAGGACACTTTGCATCTAACGGAGCAGGCGGTATAGTTGATCTTGCAGCGGCTACAGCAGCAGCTACAGCAGCGCCAGCAACTTTAACTCTTACTGTTAATTCAGACCCAGGAAGCGATACAGTTTTCAAAGTAAAATTACTTGGATTCTCTTCATCTTCTGATACTGAATAATAAATAAATTAGTGTGGGCTTCGGCCCACACATAACTTAAGGAGAAAAAATGGGAACTTATATTTCCAATGTACAAGCCAAAAGACTGACTGCGACTGGAACTGTTTTTGCTGGACCCGCTAGACTTTTAGGAATTTATTTTGTTGCGGACACAACAGCAGGATCAATTGAACTAAAAGATGGTGGTGCTACTGGAACATCAAAAGCGGTATTTGATACACCATTAGGTGCATCTAATGCTGGTGAAGAAACTACTTATCAAATTGAAATTCCAGGAGACGGAATAAGATTCGAAACAGATTTACACGCTACTTTAACTAATGTTGACAAAGTAACATTTCTGTTTGGATAGGAGTCTTAGGTGGCCACAATTACTTATACAGTTACGGTTGCAACTGGAACTAACAAATATGGTACAGGAAGTAAATACTATATTAATGGTACGGTTAGCCCGACTATTCAATTACAAGAAGGTAATACATATATCTTCGACACTTCTGCTACTACTAATGGCACTCACATTTTTGCGTTTTCTACAAATCCAAATAACTCACCAGCGGCAGCTTACACTACAGGTGTAACTACTACAGGAGTATCTGGACAAGCTGGATCAAACACTACAATTATTGTAGGTAACTCAACTACAACAACCGATCAAACTGTCCCTCCATTATTTTATTATTGCACTCAACATGCCGGTATGGGTGGTTCAGCTCCGACTATCACAGCATCTTCTGGAATTACAGATAAGTTTAATCCAGCCATAGATGATATTATAGAAGAAGCTTTTGAAAGAACTAATATAAGAGGTACACGAACAGGTTATCAATTAAGATCAGCAAGAAGATCATTAAATATAATGTTTCAAGAGTGGGAGAATAGAGGTGTACATTTATGGAAAGTAAAATTAGCTAAAGTGCCTTTAGTATTAGGTCAAGCAGAATATAGTTATGCAACTGATTCTGTTAATTTTCCAAATGATATTAGTGATACTTTAGAAGCTTTTTACAGAAACAACACTACTACAACTGCACCACAAGATATTGCGTTAACACAAATAAGTAGATCTACATATAATGCTACTCCAAACAAATTAACACAAGGAACTCCTTCTCAATATTATGTAGAAAGAAAAATTAATCCTAGCATATTTTTATATGCTACTCCGGCTTCTAGTGTATCAAGCACAAGCACACCAAGTAATTATCAATTTTGTTTTTATTATTTATCTAAAATAGAAAATCCAGGAGCATATACAAATGTTTCTGATGTAGTAAACAGATTTTATCCATGCATGATGTCAGGTCTTGCATATTATTTAAGTATGAAATTTTCTCCAGAAAGAACTTTAGATTTAGAGAGAATTTATGAAAGTGAAATGTTAAGAGCATTAGATGCAGACAACCAAGGTACATCTACATTTATTTCTCCACAAACATTTTATGGAGATGGAGTAATGTCATAATGGGAGTTTTTGCAAGAGGTAAACACGCATTAGCAATTTCTGATAGATCAGGAATGAGATTTCCATATACGGAAATGGTTAGAGAGTGGAATGGATCTTTAGTTCATTACTCAGAGTATGAACCAAAGCAACCACAACTTGAACCTAAACCAGTTGGTAATGATCCACAAGCTTTACAAAATCCAAGAGTAGAAGAAGAAGCTACATCACAATTAATTTTATTAAATAATAATCCTTTTGAAGTTGTAAATTATAGTGGCACAACTTATGTAAATGTTTATTCAGTAGATCATCAAAGAGCAGCAGGAAGTAAAGTTAGATTAAGAGGACCTGCACAAGTAACAAGTGTTGGATCAGGTGGTGCAGATCAATTAAATTTACAATCATTTGCACCTATTAATGATATAGTAGGAGTTACAGATATAGATTCTGCAACTGGTTTTACAATTTCATTAGGTAAAATAGATTCATCTGGAAATGTTACTGGAGCTACAACATCAGATTCTTTAACTAATCCAATTAGTTATTTTTATTTTGCTAGTGCAGATACAGCTACTACAAGTGGTGTAAAAGGCGGAGGACAAAATTGTTCAGCAGGACCTGTAACATTGGAAGGAATATAATATGGCTTATACTTTAGCAAATTTACAATCAGATATTAGAGGATACACAGAAGTATCTGATACAGTTTTAACAGATGCAGTTTTAGCAACTCAAATTAAAAATGCTGAAAATGCAATTTTAAGAGCAGTACCTACAGATCAAAATGCTCACTATGCAACATCTACTTTAATT